TAATACAATAGTTGATGGTCTGTAAGCTGTTGATAACAATCAACGCCATGTTGAAAGCGTAATATAGCAATATTGCTGGAATCAGGGCTATCCTATTGATATGAATAGTGCTAAACCCAATTCCCAAAACAGGGCAAAATCGGGTCTATCTTGCTGATAAGGTAGATAGATATAACTCAGCAGAAACAAATCAGTTATAGTATGTATGTTATCAATAGGATATAAAATGCACTTGAAAAAAGCGGTGTATTGCCTCCGATCAAGTGGCATTGATTGACTTTTCCCCTACTGATAATAAACAACTTGCAGGAGCTAATAATATACTTGACCCAAAAGAGTTTATCATCTTTTATATCAACAGGATAGCCCCGATTTTGCCCTGTTTTGGGAATTGGGTTTAGCACTATTCATATCAATAGGATAGCCCTGATTCCAGCAATATTGCTATATTACGCTTTCAACATGGCGTTGATTGTTATCAACAGCTTACAGACCATCAACTATTGTATTATTCTTCTCTCTCTTATAGAAGGGTAGATCAACCCGGCGCTCACTCTCTAATGTGACCGTGATCAGTATCCCCATCCAGTCAGGTGTCTCGCGCCCGATGGTGAAGAAGATAGTCAGATCAAAAAGACGAAAGACCCCCCTGGTAAGAGAGACTCCTTAATAGTATCGCTCAAAAATTTTTTTACCTCAAATTTTCATCAAGTGGTATTTATAAAGGGTGGTATGGATTATTACAATTCTTGTGATATTTTTGGGGGTATAAATCCGTGCAATATATGGGACTTGCACGAATTAGTGTCAAGTTTTCCTACCCAAAAACTTGACATTTTTTGGTGCGTCCCGGTTTATTGCCATCTACTGATAACAACGACGGGCGTATGTGGGGTGAGTGGCGGGGGTGCAAGGAATTGAACCCTGTCTAGCCCGCAAAAAACGAGGGGGCCATCCGAAGACGGCCCGCTCTACCCAAATTGATTAACCACCTGGGTCGTGATGTAGCTGGTGTTTAAGCCAGCACGTTCGTCTATGATTTTTCCACAGACGATGGTCGGGGAGCAGTGACTCGAACACTGTCCACATGCTTCCAAAGCACGGATGCTAACCCTTACACCACACCCCGACGATCCCAGCCGACACCGTTTATTTGTCGATCTCTTGAGATACCTTACCCACGATCATTGGGCCGAAGAACTCCAACTTCTCGTCGTCAAACACGTCTCCATGCGTACTGCTAGACCGTCGCCCAACCCCAAAGGCGTGTTCCTTATCGTAGTTGATATAGCGCGGGTCCTTGCCCTTGTACCCAACAGCACCCATCCTTCCCCACGGGTGAAAAGGTATCCAACGAGCTATTCTTACTGCTTTGTCCGAAGGTGAGTGCCAAACATGGACACGTTTAACTGCCGGCCCCACTCTGGTCTTTCTGCCCTTTGTGTTGAGCGCCGGGTTGATGAACACCAACTGGGTGAATGGCGCGCCTAACCAAGAAGCGAGTCTCAGGATCGCACAACCATTGGAGTGACCGACGCCTATTAGATGCGTCCCACCTGCTAAGTCTTTCTGCAAGCCCGCCAATGCCTTTGCCCATCCTACCCAGGACAGCGCCAGTTTCTTGTTAGCCCTCGTGTAGGTGGGAAACAGCGTCCAGCCGTAGTCAAGCTCGTAGACTCGGTAGTTCGCCCGGTAGAAATAGTCCCTCAGTTTGTCAGTCGAGCCTTTCCCGCCTTTGGATGCGAAACCGTGTACTAGAAGAACTGTAGCCATGTTGTCACCTCATTAAAAAAGGAGGACTGTGGAAACGGTATCTGCGTTCGCAAAAGCAGATTCCCGCGCTAGACCGCAACGGGCCGTGTCAACAAGCATCCGCCGTCTGCCTTATTCTCCCGCTGCATTACTGCTGTGGGCTTATTCGGCAGCGCCCGTCTCCATCCAATCCTCCTCATAGCACCCTCTCAAGGCTTCCATTCTAACATACCCTTGACTTGTTTCAAACCGCATCGTAGTAATAGAGCCGAAAAGGGTGATGTGATGTTCAGCGACTTGTTCAAACTTTTCGTAACAGGATTCTTCGCCCTTCTCGTTTTCATCGTCCTCCTCTTCTGGATGCGGTACGGTCGGGGTCAAAAGCCGTGATGAGGAGTGAGAAATGGCAAGGGAACAGTGGAGTTGGAGTTGGTGGTGCCCGGTCTGTAAGAGGTATATAGGTGGAGCAGACGACATACGTTTGGAAAATAACATTGAAGAACACATCTACTTCCATGAATTCCTCGCCCGAGTCCGGTTTGTGAATGAGAGCTTCGAAATGGGCTGGAATCCAAAATTCTATGACACCCTCTTCCTTCGTAGTTGCGGGATCGTAAAGGAAAGCGTACCATCTGAGCCGCGAGTAGGAACTAAATGATGAAAAAGCCCGCTCCAACCTCTCCCCTCGACACTGACGTACCTATGCTCGCCTCGAACCTCGCAAAGGATCGGAAGGAAAAGACAGCAAAGAGAATTCGCTTCCATATCCCCTACGTTGCTGCCTACATTGCCCGAATCATCACTCAAAATCTGATGGACTACGAAGCCGCTGCAAAACAAATTCTCGAAACGAATGAGGTCAACTACGCGGTTGGACAACTGGCTGACAAACTCGAAAACGATCCTAATATCCAGGCAGCCATTCAAAAAGAACTCGCAACCTCCGGGCTAGATGACGCTTCCCAGGCCGAATTCTTGAAAGAAGTCTGGTTCCAATTCCGTCACGGCCCCAAAGACCTCAAGAAGGTCGCCATGCAGGTTCTCGCCAAGGGATTCATCACCGACAAGGCCGGCGACGACAAACCTCAACCACTGGTAATCAAGGGCATGGAGGAAGGCGTGAAAAAGATGGGTCTTTTTGATGAAAAGAGACCTGGCGGCACAGGGGGCGCTCCTCCCAATGCACCGGGCAGCGAATCCGTAAATTAGGAGGCTATTATGCCACTTGGACCTGGAATGTTTCGTGACATCATGCGTCGGCCCGGTACTCCTCTAGGGGGGTACGGGAAAAGAGCCTCTCTTGGACGACAGAGGGGAGCCCAACCTCGAACCGCTCCCACCCCTCGTGAACTCCCGCGCCCTTCAGGTGGTGTGATGGGACCGGGTAGGAGCCGTGGACAACGATTTGGTCTGAACTTTGATGGTTTTGGTCCTCGCAATACTAGTTTCAGGGGAAAGGGCTTTGGTGGTGGATTTGACTCTCTTCGTCAGTTCGTACCGAAGCTGAGAAACTATCGCTGATGGACGTTGCCGCCGCTTCCCTTTCTGATATTCGAGAGCGTCTTGGAGAACTACGTCCGTCCCAAGGGGAATTCCTTTTCGCTCCCGAGACTTACAGTATGCTTTTTGGTGGGTGGGGTAGCGGAAAAACGACTATCGGCTGTACGAAAGGTCTCGTACTCTCAGCCGCCTACCCTGGCAACTGTGGTTTGGTTGGTCGCTATCATGCTACTGACCTTGAAGACTCCACCATGCCGATGTTTTTCGAGCTATGCCCTCCGAAATGGATCAAGTCTTGGAAAAAAGCCCGTAAAACCCTCGTCCTTAAAAACGAGTCTATCGTCCTCTTTCGTCACATTCACGACCCCAACCCTAGACGCCGGCACATTACCTCAATCAACCTGGGGTGGTTCTTCATCGACCAAGTGGAAGAAATCGAACTACAACACTGGAACACTCTCATTGGTCGTCTTCGTCGAAAAGAAGCCATCAAACGCTTTGGCTTCGGTGCCGGAAACCCCAACGGCAAGGACTGGATTTTTGATAACTTCTACCAGGGCTTTAGGCCCTTTTCCGAGAGGGAATTCTACCAAACTCACCGCACCGGATCGCGTCTCGGTATTGCAGTTCGTAGCGAAGAGAACGCTAAATCAAACGGCGGTTTTGTGGACGATGATTACTTCGTCTCCCTCCGCCACCAAATGGAGCCCGCGTGGGTTCGCCGCTACCTCGACTGCTCTTTCGACGACTTCGCCGGCAAGGTGTGGAGCGAGTACACCCTTACCTCCATCCACAATATCAAACCCTTTCAAATCCCTTCTCACTGGAACATGGTGGTTGGAATCGACGTTGGTGGGGATCATCCCTGGTCGATTGTAGCCGACGCCATTGACGAGCACGGAAACATGATTACCACCAAGGAATTCTTCAAACCCAGTGTGAACGTCGCCGAGGTTGCGGCCTGGATCAAAACAAACCTCCCTTGGAACAGTGGCAGGTGTCTGTTCGTAATCGACTGGGAAAACAAGCTGGCGATGCTCGAACTCTCACAGGATCACGGGATTATCTGCCGTCCCGCCATCAAAAAAGTCCACCCTGGTATTCTTCGCGTTGGCGGGTACGTCCACGTCCGACCAAAGCCACCTTTTGCAGACTCCATTCTTCCCGACTGGTACAAAGACACCCAGCCTCCCGAAGCCTACGCTAAATGGTCGAAAGTCGGCTCTCCGAAATGGTTCATCTTTGAAAACGTCGTTCATACTCGCCAAGCATTTGACCGTTACCTGTGGGACGAAAAGAGAAAGGGGAAGCCGGTCAAGAAAAACGACGACCCCTGTGATGCCCGCAGGTATGCGACGATGGCTCGTCCGCCGGTCTCAAAACTCCCCGTTCTCAATGAACGTCGTGAGTGGCTGAAAAAGGCGGACCCTGTTTCTGCAAAGGAATGGGCTGCCTTGGACCGCCGAATCGCAATTAGGATGCGAAAATTCAAGAGAGGTGGTAGTCTGGATGAGTCGATGAGGGATGAAACGACGCCGCCGAGTCTTGCTGCGACTAGGGTTAGTGGAAGGTATGATTGGGGAGATTAGGAGGACGAAATGAACGCAAGAGAGAAAAAGATGTTGAAGTTGCTTCAGGCGGTTCGGGACGGGGCTAGGTACGACGAAAAGAGCGTTTGCTACGAACTAAAGATGTCTCCCGTCTTTTTTGACACCGTTTTGAAGAGCCTTATCTCTCAGTTCGAACGTGACCTGGGGAGAGATGAAAACACAGAGAAGCTCGTAGGGGTGGTTCCATGTTCGGACTAAAACTCATCAGCAAATCCGAGTACGGATTCTTCCTCGCTCGAATTGCCGCTCTCGAAGCCGTCGAGGAAAAGTACCGTGGCTATATCAGCACTCTTTGGAAAAAGATAGACGAGGAACGCGACCGTGCCGATAGATTGACCGACAATCTCCTCAACCAAAACGGTCTTGTGGGCGTGAGTGAAGCAACTCGTGAGGACGCCAGGGAACGAGCCAAGGTTGCCGGTGCGCTAACTGAGTCGCTCAGAGAAGTCTTTGCAACCGAGACAACTTTACCAGGGGAAACGACCATCGTTGGTCCCGAGGAAGCGACGGAAAAGGCGGAGGAACCTGTAGTAGCAAAGTGAGGTAGATCAGCAATGTCAGATGAAATTGTTCGTTACCATAGCCCTTTAATTCGGACGGATCAAAAGAGATTTATTGCTCTGGCCGACCCGGACGATGACGACGCGAAACTTATCTATTTCGATACCGCCTCCTATACAGAATATGGAGTTCGCTCTCTTATCAAAGAGCTCGATGCTCTCCTCACCAAACGGAGGTAAATCATGGGTGGTTTTATTGATCCAACAACTGCCGGCGCTGGCTTTGGTAAGCCAAATCCTCCCGGCGCTCCCGAGGGGGAGTCTGCCGAAGAGGAAAAGAAACGTCTCGCTGAACTCGGCGACCCCTACGACCTTCAAAACCCTAAAGCCCTAGAACTCGCCCGTCGCCGTCTCGATCTCCTTCTAGGCATCGACGGCGTATATCGCCACTACTTCGAACGTGAATGGTTCCGCAACATTCTCTATTACGCCGGCAAACAATGGATCATCTTTGACAACAGCACCCGTCGTTTCCGCGCCAAGAACCTTCCCGAGTGGTTCCCGACCCCTATAACCAACAAATTCGCTGAAAAGGCCGACGACTTGATGAACGCCTTTCTCCAGCAGCGGCCACCCATCAATTACGTCCCCGCCACAGCCGAGAAAGCCGACATCGCAACTGCTGAAATCGCCGACCGCTTCCGAACCGTTTTCTACGAAGAGTCCCTGGTCGATCAGTGGGAAGACGAGTTGGTTGCGTGGCTAGTGCTTACGGGAAGCGGCTACGTAATGCCCTACTATGACGATGATACCAAGTACGGCGTCCGTCGCGTTGGCGATAAAGTCTTTCCCATCGGCTCTCTCAGAAGCGACGTGCTCTCCAACTTCGAAATGCGTATCGACCCACGCATCCGAGATATGCAAAATCAACATCGTTTTGCGCGACTCCAAACGCTCGGCGTGGATTTTGCTAAGGAGAATTGGAAGGACTACGCCGATCAGATTTCAGCCGACAAGGAAGAAAAGCTCGGTCAAATTTACCTTGACGCTCTGGCCTATGTCACCACCTCATTTGGTGGTACGTCGGCTTTTGGCGTGTCGGGAACAACCAGCGACACTAAAAATCCTCGCACCTCGGTCTACGAATTCAACGAACTTCCAACTGAAGAGTTCCCAAATGGTCTCCGCGTCGTCCGGGTCGGGAAGGGTGGACCGATTGTTGAGCTAAGCCCTCTCCCCTACAAATACGGCGCTGGTACTCGCAAGGGCCAGCCATTCTTGAACATCGTCCAATTTGGCCTCAAGATTGTCCCTGGTCGCCACTGGCGCAAGACCCCAATGGACGATCTCGTTACCATGCAATCCTATCGAAACCTCATTGAATCCGTGATGAAACTCACCGTCCAGCGTACCGGCAACTCGACTTGGTTGAATCCAACTGGCTCTCAAGTCGAGAACATCTCTGGTCAACCCGGAGAAATCCTGGACTACATGCCTGTCTCTCTTGGTGGCTCGACCTTCGCCAAGCCCGAACGCATTCCAGCCGAACTCTCCAATATCCAGCCCCTTATCATCCTTCAAAACAAGATCGACGACTCGATGGAAAGAGTGGCGGGCACGTTCTTCCTCCAAGGTGGTGATACTCCTCCTGGTGTGACCGCTGCATCGGCTCTTGCCTATCTAGGTGAACGCGCCGAACGCTCCATGTCTCCAGCCAAGCGAGCCTTTGCAAAGTCATGGAAGCTGTGGGAAGAAATGAATCTTGAGATCGCTCGTGCTAACTGGGTTGATGCGAGAATAGCTACCGTTGTCGGTCGCAACAAGAAGTGGGAGACAAAAAAGTTTCTAAAGGCCGATCTTGCGGGTAACGTCAATCTCTCCATCGACTGGAAGGCTCTCTTCCCCAAGTCCACGGCCACTCAACGCGCAACCATCGCTCAGCTAATCCAACTCGGCGTCGTCAACCCTCAAGACCCGCAGCAACAGTGGAAAATCCTGGAGGCTTTCGGCGAAACCTCTCTCAAGGGCTCTGAAAGCATCGACGTTCAGGAAGCTATCAAGGAATGGGATGAGTTTCATTACGGATTCGATGAGATTTCGATAGGACTGCATGGTAACGAGATCGTCCATTGGGGTCTTGCGCCAGTGGCGACCAGGGACGATCTTGAGGCCGAATTGGACGATGTTCAAGAATGGCTGGCCTTTGCGAGTACCAGCGCCGTATTTGTAGGGGAGAGGGCTTAGCTCAACAATCGGTCCACCCTTTCCGACCCGAACGACGCGGAGACCATCTGGGAACTCTTCAGTCGGAAGTTCGTTGAATTCGTAGACCGAGGTTCGGGGGTTTTTAGCGTCGCTGGTTGTTCCCGACACGCCAAAAGCCGACGTACCGCCGAATGAGGTGGTGACGTAGGCAAGGGCGTCGAGGTAGATTTGACCGAGTTTTTCTTCCTTGTCGGCTGAAATCTGATCGGCGTAGGCTTTCCAATTCTCCTTAGCAAAATCCACGCCGAGCGTTTGGAGCCGCGCAAAACGATGTTGGTTTTGCATATCTCGGATGCGTGGGTCAATACGCATCTCGAAGTTGGAGATCACGTCGCTTCTGAGAGAGCCGACGGGGAAGACTTTGCCCTCTTCAAGCTCACGAACGCCGTACCTTGGATCATCGTCGTAGTAGGGCATTACATAGCCGCTTCCCGTGAGCACCAACCAAGCAACCAACTCGTCTTCCCACTGATCGACCAGGGACTCTTCGTAGAAAACGGTTCGAAAACGGTCGGCGATTTCAGCAGTTGCGATGTCGGCTTTCTCGGCTGTGGCGGGGACGTAATTGA